TCCCACCAATCACCTATCATTACAATAACATCAGGTTTCTTAGATGCTATGTACCTACCTGCGTACAGCAAGTGGTCTAGTGGTACATCAGGCTTAACCTGTGTATCTGGTATCACGCATATTTTCATTCTACTGCACTCCAAAGCTGTTGTTTTTTATAGCTACTAAAACCTGTAACTATGGCTTTACCACTACTTCTTAACTCTGGTAATCTTCTAGCAAAAGTGTGCCTATCATAGTATTCGTGCATATCACCAAGTTCAGCACTCGTTTTGTTTGGGTGTTTTTTAATAAACTCTAACACGCCTTTTCTTTGTGTTGGTGCAAAACTTCTTTCTGCTTCTTGACCTGCTATTTTGCTAGATTCTGGGTCACTTGTTCTATAGTTCATTTTAACGCTCCTCATCTATGTCGTACATATCACGCATAGCATCTTCTAATGCTATAGCTTGTTCAACGGATAGGAGGTCATCATCAAAATCTATCTCCCCTCGTTGAAACTGTTGCTCTACTCTGTCACTCAAGAAGTTACTAGGTAATAACCCTTGTACTTGTAGGTCATTAATAACATCTATCATCTCATTGACAGTCAGTACAGCACCATCTCTACAAATCTTGCAGGACTTCATTCCTTTAATTATTCTGTACTCAGGATTACAAGTACCGCAGGAAATGCAATAAAGTGTATCCATCATTTTCTTGACTCCTTTAACCAATCTTTAGGTAGTGCTGTACCAAAAGCAAACTTGATACCATGATCGTTACACCAATCAGAATATCTTTTTCTTTTATTTTTAGTACACCACTGGTCACGCATAAACAACATACGAATGTCAAGGCTTGGATTCTCTTTTACCACTTGAGCCATCTTAGTTCTATCAACTGAAGTGAATCTACCTTTTGCTTCTACTATAATTGAACCTATTATAAAGTCAGGTGTATATACTTTGTGAACAAATACTACACCAGATGAACAAAACTTACATCTACCTTTCTTACTTAAATAGTAGGGTATCTTTATAGTTTCGTACTCAAATTTAATTCTTCTAGCTTTTAAATCTTTAGCTATATTAGCTTCATACTTACTTCTGTACTTGTTCATAACTAAAATCCATTGGCATTTGTTTGTTTTTTTGTAATATCCATAAGAGTTGGCTATTCTGAACGCATCTGTTACGACCTTCATCATAACCAAACTCTTCTATATATCTATCAATAATCATATTATCCCAATTTTTTCTTAGGGTATTATTTAAGATTTTCTTTGCTTTGACATTACCCAAACCTCTAATACCTAAGATGTTATCTGCACTGTCACCAGTCAGCATCTGTTGATAAAAGAATTCAGTGCCTTGCTTTTTAGTTACATTTGTAAAAGTTTTATTTACAAAGTTGTAATGATTACCCTCACACATCAACAAGTCTTTATCTATGCTGCATATCATAGTCCTAGGATCTTGTTTAAGACCTAACGCATCATCAGCTTCTATATTATCTACCACTTTAGCTTTATAAATATTAACCAGGTAGGTACGGATAGCCTCAAGATGAACTGGTTTAGCAATGTCTTTCCTATTGCCTTTGTAGTCATCTCTTACTTTGTTACGAAAGGTTGTCTTAGGTGTGAGGTATATGGTGTAGCTATTGCAGCCACAGTCGTCTATTATCTGATTGACATAGAGCTTAGTAGAATGGAGAGCATAAGGTTTAGGGTCAGCCGTAACTAACCCTGTTTCCTTATCCTTCTTCTGACAAGCAAAGCCTACCCTGTAAGCTATGATGTCACCATCTATTAAGGCTTTCACTTAGAATGGAACAGCATCATCAAAAGTTTCTTCTTCTATTACTGGTTGTGGTTCTTTAGCTGGTGCAACATTACCAGTAATACGTTTATCGTGAACGTGTTTAGCTAAACCAAACAAAGTTTTAATAGCAGGACTATCAACATCTTCAGAGCCAGCTATAGCAAACTCAGTAGTAACAGCCTTATCTACCTTAGAACGATACTTGCTAGGAATAGCAGTAATACCAGATACATTATCGTACACAGCACCATCTTTGTGGACGTGTTTGATAATAATATTAACTGGTTCACCTAATACTGATTCCCAATCAGCAGTTGTATCCTCTTTAGCAGTAGGTAAAAAAGCCTTAAAGTAATCATACTCTGTTGACAAGCCAGACATAGTACCAAATATATTAAAAGGTTTAGACCAAATAATTCTAGGTTGTTCTACATCATCTATCTTAATAGTAGAGCCTAGCACTTCAAAGCACAAAGATATTTGTTGTGCAGGTGGTTTAACCTCACCCTTGTACTCTCTGTTTTGCATACCCAAGTCAGCTACATAAACTAATCTTGCTTCATGTTCGCCCTCTGTTAGGTTTTCATACTCCATAGTGCTAGCAACTCTTGGTTGTGACTTTCTTTCAAATCCCATTTTAATCTCCTTAATGAATTTCTGAATAATTTTCACCAAACTGAACGTCAACCTGCAACTCTCGATTCAATTTTAGCATACGATTTACTTTTTTTATACTATTTTCCAACAATTTAACACAATTATCTCTATTGCCTTTCTTTACCTCCAATATTATTTCATCATGAAAGTTAGCTGTTAGTTGCTCTCTTTCTTTTAAGATGAACCCCACCCACATATCAAACAAGTAAGTTCCTGTACCTTGACATAAAGTTGAGAACTTATCCTTGTCACTTCTTAATGAGTACCACAGCTTAGACACAGGGTTAAACTGCCACGTAATACCTTTAACTTCCTTAGTTATCATGCTGTCACTGATAGCTTTAACACTCCAGTTTCTTTCCCAATAGGCTTCACTGATTACTTTAGCTTCCTTCATGGTAATACCCAACTGTTTTGCTAGGGTTTTAATTCCTGCACCATATTGAAGTGCATAGTTACCACCCTTGTAGTTGTATCGTAACTGAGAAATCCTATCAAGTTTGTTACCATTTTTATAATCTTGCACCTCTTGTTGAGTAATAGCTTTAGCAGATAGTGCAAGGTCAAGGTGTGGGTCAAAGTCTGGCTTAGACATTTCAAGCACATACTCTTCATCATGCTCCCACATATAATGTTGCTTGACTCTATCTTCTAGGCTACACATATCACTACCACATAACTCTGTATCATTATTAGCTGTCAATAAACCTCTAATTTCTAATCCGTAAGGCTTCCTCGCAGAGGGTAGATTAACGCATACTGCGTGTTTGAATCTAAGAGTATTAGTTAATCCTTGTATACAAGCTTGTACATAGCCATTCTGCTCATTCTTTAGTAACCCTTTGACCAACCCTATACGATGCTTAACAACTGCCATAGAATCGAGAACTAGGACTTCTGGGTGTAGTAGGGATAGCTTCTTAATAGACTTACATAAATCACCATCTTTAGTTTTTACTTGGGGTATCTCCCTGTCATCTACAAAGTTAAATGTCATTGGCTTCCAACCTAAAGTAAATAACCAGTCTTTGATCTGCTTGCTGCTAGTAGGATTGGGTTCTTCTTGACCTATTACTTCGTCTATTTCTTTGTCGTATTGAATAGTAAACCCATTGTCTTCTGTTAAGACTTTCCACCTCTCACCTGCCACAGATAAACTTCCATCTTGTTTAAAGGGTAGCTTGGGTCTTTTACGCTTGGCTATTTTAGGAACTGTAGGCATAACCTTAGATAGTTCATTGATTGCTTGCTCGTTCTTTAGCTCTAACTCATTGAGTAGGGTGTTAGCTTTATCTACGTCTAGCTTCCACTTTGATTTCTCTTGCAACTGAGCCATTTTCATCTTGAATGAAAGGTAACGGACTAAGGGTTGGTAGTCACCATCATAAATCTTAATCAACAAAGACTTCTGTAATCCCCATAGCTTAGTGTTAATCTTCACATCTTCTTTGCACCTGTGAATGTACTCCTCTCTTGTTAAGTTCTCCCAATCAGTAATGGTTGGCTTCTCAATGTTTAAACGCTCACCCCACTGCTCAAGCCCATGCCTATTGACATCAAACAGATACCAACTCAGGGCTAGGGTATCAATCAGTTGAGCTTTAATCTTTATACCTAACAATCTCTCAAGGGTTGGTATGTCATAGCGTATGATGTTGTGACCTATCAAAGTATCTTTGGGTGTAAGTTTCTCAAAGAAAGTCTTATCAACTTCCTTACCATTGACTACCATGCAATGTATCTTGGTAGCATCTAATGAGTCAGCTTCTATATCAAATACAAACTCATTTGATTTAACTGTATTAACTATAGTTGTAGTTTTTTTAGGCATCAACTGATAACTATATAAACCATTACTAATATAGTTACGCTCTACAGTCCTACTACCATGTCTGGGTTTTCTTAGTTCTCTTATACTAGCACTCACACCTGTGTGGCTTTTCAATCCTGTGCCTTCAATTATCTGATTGATTGTTAAAGCTCCTCTACCTTCCATATACTCTCTTAGTATATCAAGGTTGCTAGATAATCTAACTTGGTCACGATCTTTCTTGTAATCCTTACCATCAAAATCATATAGGTTACTCATTACCAACTCCTTCTCATAGGTTCTAAGTAGGTTACTGTACTCTCATCAAAGTATACATCACAAGTATAAGACTGACCAAAATCCCTGTCAAATAACATATAGAACTCTGACATATTCTTTCTATCATCTGGACACTCATCACTTCTATCTCTACTGATACCATGACCATAATGAAAGAACCTTTCCATTGATCTACTACCAAAGAACTCGGAGCTGTACACTCTAGCACCTTTCTCGTGTGGCATACTGCCTTTAGGTTTGGGGTTCACATGAGAGTAAAAGAATATAGTGATAGGGTACACAGATACTAAGTCAGCGGCAGAACTACATATCTTACCTAACTCAGTGTTAGTTTGACTAGCATCACACCCTTGCACCAGTGTAGTCATAGGGTCAATCATAAATATATTTATACCATCTAGTAAGTGCATCTCTGTTATTGTAGTTTTTATTGCTTCCCAATCTCTTGACCCTGCCCTGTCATAGAACCTAACCTTACCATCTAATCCTTCAAGTGTTTGTCTTAACTCACTGTCTTGGTACACAGTATCAGGTCTGGTAAAATCTTTCTTTGCTTGTTTACTAGCTAACT